ATTCCATTATCGTCTTAACTGCGCGAGATTTACCGCCAGGGTAACGCAGTGGTGTTTTCATAAATGGGGGCGCCTTATATTTAAGACCGAGGCGCCCTTTCGGTCTCCCAAGAGTCTACTTATTACTAGCCACTCATTAGTTCGTTAAAAGCACGATCAACCTCGTTTTTACCATCGGAGGGAGCATACTTGGCTGTCTCAGATGAACGACTTTCCGCGGAACCATCATTAGAAAGTTGTTCATCGAGGATTGCGTCTACTTGTGCAGAACTTAAACGTTCGAAAAGACCGTCAAAGTCAGGCATGTGATCAAGCAAAGCGGGAATCGCCTCGGCATCACCTAGGAGGGATGAAGTATTACGACGCATCTTGAGACTCGTCTGGGGGTAGGCACCAGGCTTAGTAGGCTTGGTGTACGTTAAAGTAATATCAGTTCCCTCCGTTGCATCTGTGATATCACCATATTCTGGATCAAGGATGTAGCCCAGAAGCAATTCGTATGCGGTCTTACCGTAGCCGTATACCTTAATTCCTTCATCCTCGCGGCCGCGGACGACCACCGGAGAGAAATACCGAGTCCTCACGAAGAGAGACTTGGCAAGCTTCTTGCTTTCCTCGTCATTGTTGTCAACTCCCTCGCGCCATAGCGAAGAAGCAAATTCACAGATGGGACACTCTTCGCCAAAGTTTCGCTTTGGACACATAACGCCACCTCTGTGATTCCCTACATTATAATGGAAGAACTTTTCCTTCAACGGATCGCCATCGCCTGTAGGCACGATGCGGATATCCGTGTCACCCTCGTCTGGTTTAAACCAGGGAGAGTTCCCATTGTCAGTGTTTTCGCCGCGCAATGTTGCGAGCTTGCGGCGCATTAGCTCCATGTCGATTGTCATATTTTATTTCTCCTTAATGTTATGACTATAGTATATCAAGCGTTCCTTGATATCTAATATATCACTCTTGTACTAGCTTGTCAAGAGTTTTTTGCACTACGTTAGTACGGGCAACGCAGAACCCAAAGTCTTTACCGGTTTCGGTTTCATAAATTCCATATGAAAGCTTTCTAAATGCATTATGAGGTTTCTCTTTTAAGATTCTAACCATTCTCCTATGCAACCCTCCGTCGGTTTCTAATTTCTTTTTATTTATACACAAATAATAGCACACTTCCCTATCGATGTCAAGGTCAAAGAACCATTTTTCTTCAAGTTTTTGCATATCCAAAACTCCAAAAGTTTGGACACGACAAATCTCTGATGGCTTCGCTATGACGCCAATTTCTGGCTCGTTGTGCTCAAAATAGTTTATGTAATGCACAGTAGATTGAATCATAGTATTAAGAGTATCATAATATTCTTTAACTGGAATGCTTTGTATTATTTCTTCCATTTTTAAATTAGATATTAGAGCAATGCTTTTGAATAATCCAGACCGTGCATACTCCTGGAGAACCCCAAATGTGGCATTTTCCATTAGCTTGGGAATACCAGCCAATAGCTCTACATCTGGCCTAATATAGATCAACTCGATTTGCTTTTCTTTAAGTTGCTCTAAAATTCCTAAAACATAATTAGAACTTAAGGAAGCTCCCACCACAAAAAACTGTATGCGATCATCGACTTCTTTGAAAAACTTTCTAACGTCAGGAATGTTCTTTTCATATTCTTCTGGCGTTTCATAGCTCTTCAATTTAAACTTATACTTAGATGATCGCTTCACGGTATTATTCAAACAATAAACATTATACTGAGGCATTGAAGAAAACTTCTGCGCAATACGACTTCCTGCATTTCCCAACCCTATCACTGATATCATATCTTCAACTCTTCAAAATCAAAATAATTCTTTGCGGCTTTTAAGTTAGCCTTGAAGTCGTCCTTTTCAAAGGTGGCTTTAATCTCTTGAAGTTTATCCCGGTCTTCATCATCAAAATCAATCACAACTTCATCGTGTACAATATGAGAGACAAATGATTTACTTCCCTCTAACAGCTTATCAATTTCAATAGCTCTGCTTAAAACGCGATCCGAAGTGGTACTTTGAATAAGATAGTTCAAAGCCCTTCTTTCGTCTACCTTTATCTTACGCCCGTAAGGGGTGCTAACGTGCTCATTCTGATACCACTCATCCAACAATTGTTTCTTGTTGTAGTGATCAGTGTGGATAGCATCTGATTCTGGGTTATATAGCCATGCAAAGAAAAGAGTCTTTGCCGTATCTCGGTCGTGTTCGCCATTAAAAATATGCTTAACGTTCCACTCATGAACGTCCCCCTCGGGCTGCTCCTCTCCCAACAAATCGATGAGAGTTCTAATCTCTGCAGCATTATAATCCAACGAAATAAACCAATCATTGTGTGGCTTTACAAGCCTGCGAAATTCTTTCTTAAGCGTGAGCATGGGAAACGAAACTGGATAGGTTGTGAGGCGACCAGTGACTGTGCCGAATAGGTTATAATCTACGTAGTAATAACTTCTCATAAGCTCGTTGGCTTTGCTGCGGCCCCTAGAGGAATAGTATAATTCTCGGCACCCCTCCTTGTTGAGGTTAAGGTTCTGGTACTTTATCTTGTGGAGTAGCTGGTGAACATCTTCCAGAAAATTATAATTAAGCGGCTTTTCATAAGTTTCAAATACGTGCTGCGTAATCTTATTCTTAATCTCGCAAAATCCCATCAGAAAATTTTCGGGCACCAAATCAAAAAAGCAATGATGGCGCATGTCAATTTTGCCAATTTTAAATGCCTTCATGTAAGCTCTAAATTTTTTCTGGGCGGCCGCTAGCTCTTCCTGTAGCTCCTCGGGGCACACTTCTTCTAAAGTTTTACCCTGTGTATACAGCCATGCATACTCTATATTCGAATCGGTTATCGATCCCGTATAACGCCACGTTCTGGTAAGCCCTGAGGGGATTTCGTCAAAATGTAGTTTGCCGTTGGCATAAACGCCAACACACTCGCTCTTGTCATCAAGTGTTTGGAAATACACGCTCACTCCGTTTCTAATAAAAGTTTGTTCCTATTAATAATATAACTCAAAGAGCCACGATAGTCAAATGGTTTATTAAGAATTTGTTCAAATTGGTCAACTGCCTGCGCCGGGGATTGAAAGAGGCTAATCTCCAAGAGATCGTCAATCATAAGATTCTTTTCGTTTTCTGAAAATTGTGATTCTTCCTCCATGAATCGAATTCTAAAATAAGTCTCAAGAAAGAACTCTTCCGGATATGCCAAACTTAAATATGGCAGAGTATAGTTGGCCGACTCAGTAGTGGTGCTTATCGTGGTTCCTTGGCATTCTTCCATTTTAGTTATATACGTCGGCTTAATTCTATTATACATTATTAACAGCCGACTTTTAAAACTATTATAATAAGATATGTGGGCTGGCGTATAATATCGAAGGAAGACTCGAGACGTAGATGTGGCCCCATACTGGGCGGCATATTCTATCATAGGCGACGACCCTATATCCGCAACCACGCGCCATGGGATGTGCCTGTCTACCATAAATCCATAGGACCGACAAGCGTTGAGATAAAATTCCCAATTATTGCTTTGAATAAACTTTTCAATTTTTTCTTGATCATTATTAGGATCAAGATCTGCTATCTCTAAAGATAATCCCGAAACAGAGATAGGACAATGACGACTTTTAATATAACCTGGGTAAGTGAAAGGAAAAGTGCGCGCTGATCCCTCGAGGGCGCCCATCAACTCCTGTATAAACTGCTTAAAATTTTCAATTTGGATGCCGGCGCCCATCAAACTCTGACCCACCCCTATAGTGTAGTCTTTTTGATATGCTTGATAAAGGGTTTGTGGATTTTCATATGATTTAAATACCTTTAGGCTCGATAAATAAGGATCTGTGGCGTCAATCTTATTAGACAACACATGAGTCTGAAATTGTTGAGATAAACCTTTAAATGCATCTGCTACGAAATTTATGACCTGGGCATTTTTTTGCTGGGCTTGTGTGTTGGGGATTCCCTTGGCTCCAGTTCTCATAAAAGTCCCCTCCATAGGAATAAATCGAGGAGTTACTCGCCCGTACAAGAGCTTTTCTCCAAAGTTAAAATCAGTAAGATTTTCATAACCTTGGGTTTTGGAATCATTGTTATATATTATTTTCTTATAGAACAACTCAGCTAACGATTCACCTTTTGCATCTTCACTATAATTTGCCACCTCTTAGTCTCCTCCAAACAGCGATGTTATGCTGTCCACTAGTGCCGAGAGGGGATTCATATCGGCCACTGCAGTTGCGCGTTGGTTGCCTACTTTACCACCTGGCAGTGTACATTTTTCATAAGAACCCGAGGGGGCTGCATTTCCTGGTTTTGGAATTTGACACCCCTCCTTGCTTAATTCCGCTACCCACTTAGCAGTTATTTTAGAGTCTGCTTTGCCGGGACCAAACGTATGTTCAGATCGAGTGATCATATGGTACCCTCCTATCCCTAGCTGAGTTAAGTCATATTCGGTCCCAATGCTGGGGGAGAAGCCAGTGGGGTCAATGTATATGTAATTACCAGGAAAAGCACTTACATCCGCATAAGTATCTATAGTTGCATCATAAACTTCGCGAAGCTGTTGTAGCCCGTCGTACCCCTGCTGTTCAAAGCGAACTTCCTTTAGACCCGGGGAATCTGTTTTTCTTAAGCTAATGTTTTTTACAATTCCCCTGGGCTTTCCAATCTCGTAATGCCAAATACCTCGTTGATGATCCTCGGCCAAATCACCATTCATCTTTTCAGTGGGATAGGTGCGCGCGACAAAGTATACTAAATAATTTACTTCTTTTGCAAACCCAGGATCAACAATAGCATTGTCGCGCTGGCCCGAAACACTTAAGATGGGATAAGTGTTGGTGGGTTTATCTACGCGCAATCGTCGCTCAGTAGATGCAACAGCTTGCACCCCTTGTCCACTCGAAACTATAGAATATCCTCGGCCTGTATTCCCCGCCGACGCCTTAAGTATTGCTTCTGTAATTTCATCACGTCCGTCTGCCTCCGCTTTGTAGGCTGTTAGTGCGCTTTGTGCCAATCTTGTGGATTGTTTAGTAATGCCGCCAAAACAGGTATCATTATTTAAAAAAGTTCTCAAAAATTCATTGAAAAAATCATTTAAAAAACGCGGAAGTGGATAAATAGATTGTTCTTTCTTGAGAAGTTTCTTTGTAAGCCATTCTATAAAATATCGCACAGAGATAGCAACATCTCCCATGCATATGAATCTACTTTCGGGCACTCCCCCGTTTGGATTAAAATTTACAACTTCCATAGGTCCCAGCAAAAGCCTAAACTTTTTAAAATTTTCTAAAAATCGTGCATAATTTGCTCTTTCGTCTTCTACTTGTTCCGAACTAATCTCTTCCTGGCTTGATAGCGATGCATCTTCTAAAGCGGACGTTTTACGCGTATTGGGTCCCGTCTTCTCTCCGCTAATAGCTATTAAAGTTTGCTCAATGCCATCCAACATCATATCCATCAAGTCGCTAATATAAAAGAAGCTTACTGCCTGTATGGGCTTCACTTCTTTCAAGGCTCTCTCGCTTCTTTTGCTATTTTTCATATCGGCCGCTTGTTTGATCTTAGCCGCTAGGCTGCCGCGCGCTGGTGTGGTAGGAGGTGGCAGCCTAGGATCTAAATATTTCACCAATTGTGCAGGATCAAACTGTGATCCTATCGGACCTTCTACTTGAAACGTCAAGAGGTCTCCGAGCGGAATATCCAAATATTGTATTTTCTCTTGCATCAGAAGTCTATTAATTAATGATTGCATGCTACGATGTGATTCTTCTTTTATTGCAACTTTGTCGCGTTCTCTTTCCTCGCTTACTTTTTCAGGCTCGCATTCTTTATTATAAGTTTGATGTTTTAGCTTTCTTTCTATTTGTTTCACTGTTATATTTGGATCACTAAAGATATTAAATATAGGCTGATCAAAGAAATCTTCCACATACGCCAGATAATTCAAAATAAATTCTACGCGACCTTGTTCGTCAATATTAAATTCATGTACTGTGGGGGTAAGATTTAAACTAACACAAGAATCATCTATGGCATCCTTAAGAGGATCACTGGTGGAGATTAAAACATTGGTGGACGGGCGCGCCCAACCTACAATTGCCTTTAGCCGAAA